TGGTTTGATAATTCTAAAGGTCAAGGTAGATTTGCTCGTAAAACTCACACAGGTTTATACTATTCACCATCACGTAAACAAGGTACAACAAGTGAAGGTGAAAAAGTTGATGCTATGCCTATCAAATCATTAGATAGAGTTAAAGAAGCATTTCAGGGTTATTATGATTATATAGAAGACTTTATTGAAGACATGAAAAAAGTATTCCCAACACTTAAAGATGATTGGGGTATTTATGTTCCTGAAGTAAAATATCTTTCACCTGAACCATTAGTTAATTATAAAGATTTAAGTTTAACTACATATCCTAATGTACACTTTGTAGGTGATGCCTTAAGTGCAAGAGGTATTACAGTATCAGGTGCTCAAGGTACATTAGTTGCAGAACAAATCCTAAGATTAGATGATGATATAAAAGAATTTTTAGCTTATGCTGACCAAGAAGGTCCATGGGATGAAGAAGATGATAAAATCTATACTATAGGAGGTTTAACTAATGATAAAGAAGGATCATTTATGAAATTTATAAACAAACAAAAATAAAAAATATGGGTACAAAATTATTTGAAGAAAAAGTTATTAAATATCAAGGCGCTAGACACTATTTAATTAGAATGGAAGGCACAGAACATTTTAAACACCATAGATGGGATGCACCAGCAATAGTACCTTTAACAAAGGACTCACCTTGGAAAAAAGGTTATTATTTAGCAGGAATTGAATATTCAGAAGAAGAATATAACGAAATAATGAAAGAAAGAGAAGGATTACCTTGGTATAAGCAAGCTGGAGGTAAAACAAATAGATTCTAATGAGAGAACATACACTACAAGCAATGCCTTATAAAGGAGAAATTCACAAAAAGGCATGGGGTCATGAGTTATGGATTATTAATAATGAACTTTATTGTGGTAAATTATTAGTATTTAAAAAGGATAAATCTTTTTCAATGCATTATCATTTATTAAAAGATGAAGCATGGTACATTTCTAAAGGTGAATTTATATATAAATGGATTGACACTGAAACTGCAGAAATGAAAGAACAAATAGTTAGAGAAGGAGATTGTATTCATTTAATGCCAGGACAACCTCACCAAATGTTGGCTCTTGAAGAAGGAAGTTGTATATTTGAGGTATCAACTCAACATTTTGATAGTGATAGTTATAGAATAGGGAAAGGATCTTCCCAGTTAGATCCAAAAGATTTACCGTTTTAATATGAAAATAGGATTATGTGGAACAATGAGTGTAGGTAAAACAACACTTGTTAATGCTTTAAAAGATGTTCCTGAATTTAAGGATTATGTTACTAGAACAGAACGTTCTAAAGAATTAATGGCAATGGGTATTCCATTGAATACAGATTCAACAGTTAAAGGTCAAACTGTATTTTTAGCTGAACGTGCTAGTGAATTAATGCAAGATAAAATTATTACAGATAGAACAATTATTGATGTAATGGCTTTTGCTCAATGTTCTGAATCAATGTATTATTTCGAAGCTGATGACTTTTGTCAATTTGCATCTTATATGTTAGAAGAATATGATTACATATTTTATGTATCTCCTGAAGGAGTAGAAATTGAGGATAATGGTATTAGAGAAACTAATGCTAACTATAGAAAAATGATTGATGAAAAAATTCAATTATTACTTAATAAATACAGACATAGAATTAAAAATCTAGTTGAAATTAGTGGTTCAACAGAAGATCGCATAAAAACAATTAAAGGAGCAATTTCTTTATAATATTTATAAATAAACTACTATAATGAAAAAATCCGAATTAAAAGCATCTATTAAAGAAGAAATCATAGAAATATTATCTGAGGAAACAGCTGAGGATATCCAGGATAAAGCTAAAGCACAGGCTGAATTAAATAAGGAATTAGAAAAAACTAAAGACCTTATGAAAGAAGAGGATGAAGATGAAATGGATAAAAAAGCTATGTCTGCAGCTAAAAAAGGTGATTCTATATCTAAAATAGCTTCTAAACTTCAACAAACTACTAAAGAAATGAAACAAGTAGTTAAAAAATGGAAAGATGCTGAAGGTACTGAAAAAGAAAGGTTAACTGATCGATTAAGAGATTTAACCAAAATTAAGAAAGAACTTGAAGGACTACTTTAAAAATATCCAATCACTACTTATAGTAGTACTAGTAATTATTATCCTCCTTATGCGTCAATGTAGTGGGGATGCAATACCTGTTGAACCTAAGGTTATTACAAAAGTAGAAACCAAATGGGACACTGTAAACATTGTAAAAGAAGTTTATGTTCCAAAATGGAGAACTAGAATAGTTAAAGAAATTGATTCTATTTTAGTAAATACTCCTATTGATACTTTAGAAGTATTAAAAGATTATTATGCTAAAAATGTATTTGTAGATGAAATTAGTTTAGATTCATTAGGTATAGTTACAATAACAGATACAATACATAAAAATGTTATTTGGGGTAGAACAATTAAATCTGATATTTTAATCCCAACAACTACAATAACAGAAGAAATTTATCTTAATAATAGAGAATTTTATTGGGGTTTAGGTTTACAAGGAAGATCCGATCAAATAAATTATTTAGGTGGTGAATTATTATATAAAGATAAGAAAAAACATATATACGGTTTAGGGATTGGGGTTAATCAAGATTTCCAACCAGTTCTATCAGGTCGTATGTACTGGAAGATTGGAAAATAATGGCTGAAGATTTAAAGAAAATAATAAGACAAGAGTATTTAAGGTGTGCTAAAGATCCTGCTCACTTTATGAAAAAATACTGTTTTATTCAACACCCACAAAGAGGTAGAATTCAATTCGGTTTATATCCATTCCAAGAAAAAACATTACATTTATGGAGAGATAATCCTTACTCAATTATTCTAAAATCAAGACAGTTAGGTATATCTACTCTATCAGCAGGTTATTCTTTATGGTTAATGTTATTTCATAAAGATAAAAACGTACTTTGTATTGCAACAAAACAAGAAACAGCTCGTAACATGGTTACAAAGGTTAAGTTTATGTATGATAACTTACCTTCATGGCTTAAAATCCCAGCTGAAGAAAACAACAAACTATCATTACGACTAAATAATGGTTCAATAATTAAAGCAACATCTGCAAGTAGTGATGCTGGTAGATCAGAAGCAGTATCTCTTCTATTAGTTGATGAGGCAGCATTTATTGAAAATATTGGTGAAATATGGGCTTCAGCTCAACAAACACTTGCTACTGGTGGTGGTGCTATTGTATTAAGTACTCCTTATGGTACAGGTAATTGGTTCCATAAAACATGGGTTAATGCTGAATCACAAGAAAATCAATTTTTACCTATTAAATTACCTTGGTGGGTTCATCCTGAAAGAGATCAATCATGGAGAGATGCTCAAAATGATTTACTAGGTGATCCTAGATTAGCAGCCCAAGAATGTGATTGTGATTTTAGTACTTCAGGTGATATTGTATTTTATTCTGAATGGATTGATTTCTTAAAAGAAACTACAATCAAGGATCCAATGGAAAGAAGAGGTGTAGATCAAAACTTATGGATTTGGGAACAAGCAGATTACTCTAGAGAGTATATGGTTGTAGCTGATGTAGCTAGAGGTGATGGTAAAGATTTTTCTGCATGTCATGTAATGGATATTCAAACTAACACACAGGTAGCAGAATATAAAGGTCAAATGCCACCTAAAGAATTTGGGTATTTTTTAACAGGACTAGCTACAGAATATAATAACGCAATGTTAGTAGTTGAAAATGCTAATATTGGATGGGCAACATTAGATGCAATTTTAGAAAGAGGATATAGAAACTTATACCATTCACCAAAATCAGATCAATTAACAGCAGAATCTTACTTAAGAGTATTTGAAGGTAATTCTGAAATGGTTCCTGGGTTTACAATGTCAATGAGAACAAGACCTCTTTGTATTAATAAATTTAGAGAATTTGTTGGTGATAGATCAGTAACAGTTCGTTCAAAACGTTTACTAGAAGAAATGAAAGTATTCGTTTGGAAAAATGGAAGACCAGAAGCTCAAACAGGCTATAACGATGACTTGGTTATGTCATTTGGGATTGGTATGTTCCTACGTGACACATCATTAAAGTTTCAACAGCAGAGTTTAGACTCAGCTAGAGCAGCTTTAGGTAGTATTAAATCAAATAAAAACAGTTATAGTGGCGTATACTCTCCAAATAGTGTTAAAAACCCTTACAATATGGATGTAGGAGGTAAAAATGAGAGCATAAAGTGGCTATTATGATATATTTATAAATAAATAAATTATGGCAGATACAGGTTTATTTTCAAGATTAAGACGATTGTTCTCAACCGACGTAATTATACGTAATACGGGGGGCAATCAACTTAAAGTTTTTGACGTAAATAAAATTCAACAATCTGGTGAAATAGAAACAAATTCACTAATAGATAGATTCAATAGAATCTACTCTAATTCTTCAACTTCATTATGGGGTCAACAATCAGGATATAATTATCAATACTTAAGACCACAACTTTATTCAGAATATGATTCAATGGATACAGATGCAATTGTAGCATCTGCATTAGATATTATTGCTGATGAATCAACATTAAAAAATGATCAAGGTGAAGTATTAGCTATTAAATCCCCAGATGAAGATATCCAAAAAATCTTATATAATTTATTTTATGATGTTTTAAACATAGAATTTAATCTATGGCCTTGGGTTAGAAATTTAGCTAAGTATGGTGATTTTTTCTTAAAGTTAGAAATTGCAGAAAAGTTTGGTGTTTATAATGTTATTCCTTATACAGCATTCCATATTGAAAGGTTAGAAGGGATGGAAGATGGAGATGAAAATAATCCATTAGACATTAGATTTAGATTTGACCCAGATGGTATTGCTGCTTCTGATTATGGATATTATAATGTTCCAAATCAAACAAACAACCCAAATGCTATTATATTTGATAATTATGAAATGGCTCACTTCCGTTTATTAACAGATATGAATTTCTTACCTTATGGTAGATCATATATTGAACCAGCTCGTAAATTATTTAAACAATATATTTTAATGGAGGATGCTATG